GCAAAGAAAGGGATGAACCTGTCTCTGCCCTGCGGAGACCTACTTAACGGGCTGTCCGACGATTAACGGCTCGTCTTAGCCAATAACTCCGGTCGCAATTGGCCTCGGATGCGCGAACACTAGTTACATTCACTCGCGCATGTCAACTATCGGCGCGTCTTCCGGTTCTTGTTGCGCCACTCCATCCACTTTTTCGTATCCTTCGGGTCGGGTTCGACAGCGTCGTCACCCGTCGATCGGCCGTCGATCGTGGTCGTGGGAGGGGGTGCCTTGCTGATCTGCTTACCCAAGTCCTTCGACGCCTTGGTCGATAACTTGGTCAGTTCGATGCCCATTTGAATCGGGTCCATCGAGGCGAAGCGCATGGCGTCATTGAGGTTTTCTGGCTTCCCGAGCCACGTCACCACGGCCTCGGCCTTTGGGATATTGGTGAGAACGCGCAGAAAGTCGGGGCCGCCAACGCCGGCCATTTGCAGGTTTTGGACGGACTTCTCGAAGTCGTCGCCGTATTCCTTCGCGCCGGCTTCGTTGATACGCGCTATGCCCTGATTGAGCGTTTCCTGTGCGCGCTGCTCGTTGACCATGCGCTCGGCGTAGGCTTTGGCAAGCTGCTCGACCGACTGTTGATTGGTTGGCGCGGCCGCAGTCGTCCCGTCCGCAGAGGCAGTAGCTTGCGCAGCAGCCCGAAGGCGCTGGTTTTCTGCCTCCAGTTCAGCCGCACGGGCCTCCGCGGCGCGCCGGGCAGCCGTAATCTCGCTGATGCGCCGCGGCACCCAACTCGTATCAACGGGCTTGTCCTTGGGCGAATCAGATGGCGACGGCTCCGTCGGCGCTGGCGTGTTGTCATCGACAATGGGTTCAGTTTGAACGTCTGACATGGCTACTCCTGTGCGGTAGTGGTGTTTTCTTGTTGCGGTTCTTGGATGACAGCGCCGATATTCGAGGCATAGACCGCAGCCCCATCGACATTGGCCGGCGTGGCAAGGTCAGGATCGGGCGCGCGCATGATCTCGGAGATGACCTTGCGCACGATCGGGTCTAGCGCTTCTTCGCTCATCTTTGGCGCCAACGCCTTGAGTCGCTCCGTCTCTGCCTTGAAGGCATCGAGCATTTCGGTGCGCTCTTTCTCCAGGCGCGTCGAGAGATGCGTGAGCGCCTCCATATCGAGGCGCTGCTTCTCGAATCCTTGCTGGACCGTCTTGTCGCGCAGCTCTTGGTCCAGCTTCTGGATCAACTGCCCGGCCTGCTGCAATTGCTGCTGAAGCTGCAGTTCCATCGGCGTCGGACCTTCACCCAGAATTGCCGGGTTCATGGTCTTGATCCAGTTTCGCATCCGCTCCTGCAGCTTGTCGGCATACGGGAAGTCGGCGTTCGCCATGTACAGGTCGCCAATGACCGGTGCAAGCGTCTCGTTGGACGTGAGCATGTTGGTCATGGCGTTGAACGCTTCTTTGCGGCGCGTCTGGAAGTTCGGGCCAACGGCAGCAATCACGTCGTATGTGCCGACGGCAGGATTGAAGATCGCCGCGACCTTCGCTTCACCCTCGTCATCCTTCTGCTGCAGCGCCTGCTTCGCGTTCGGATCGACCTGAATCTGCTGCTCCTCGCCGGACTCGTCCATGATCCGGATGATGCGCTTGGTGTCATAAATCTTCGGGATTAGGTCGATCAGCTGCTTGCCGGTAAAGCGAATGGCCTTCGCGAGGTTGTCCTGATAGTGGAATGTGACGCGTTCGCCCTGCTTCTGGCGGTTCTCGATCGATATGCCGCTGATTTCGTTGCCTTGCTGGCTGAACGTAGCCTCGTACTGTCCCGTTGCCATCATCATTTCGTGCTCGGCAGCCTGCATGCCTTCGAGGAAGACAGGAGCGCTCGTCGGCGGTTGCTGGCGCTGAGGCGGAGGGATCGGGTTGCCGGCCTCATCGGCGTGGTTGTACGGCAGGTAGGCGTGATTCTGCGTGTTCGCGGTGGCCCAGTAGTTCTCCAGGCCTTCGATCGCCTCGACGGGTGCCAGATATGGGCTTTTGGACTGGAGCGCGCCGTATTCCAGAGCGGCCGATGCGTTGTAGTTGAACGAGCGCTGGGCGTCTTTCAGGTATCGGACGATGCCTTTGCGGTCAAGTCGCCCTTCCATGACGATCTCTTCGCCCACCACGCGGATGATCGGGATGTACTTGCCGGCCCATTCGCCCTTCTCGGCTATCTGATCGCCCACGATCAGGTACTTGTCCACGGTGTACTTGTCCACGCGCCGGCGCTGCACATCGGATCGCTGTTCGTAGGTTTGCTTCAGGAGCGCCACGCCTTCGGGCGGCATGCTCGACTCGCGCACGACCTGTACGTCATCGCCGTCTTCACTCGGGATCGCGTATAGCCATTCCTTCGACTCGCGGCGCTCGTAGTACTCGGCCACGCGCACGGCATCCTTGCGCAGCCAGTTCTCCGCCATTGTCCCGAGGGTGCTCGCTTGGCCCTTCCCGACGATGCTGGGCCATTTCTTCTCGGCGCGCGAGCGCGGCACCTCGTCGAAGATGAAGCCGAATTGCGCGTCGGAGCCGTCCTGCTGCTTGATGTCTGGGTCCAAATAGACGGAGAGCGGATCGGGGACCGGCCGGATGAAGATTTCCTGATCGAAACTGTCCTCGTCCGTGTAGTCGGTCACGATGCGCCAGTAGCCAATGCCGCCCCCGGCCGCAGTCTCCGATGCCTTCTCGTAGGCTGTCTCGGCGTCCGACATGTACTCGATGCGTCGAATCACCTGCTCGTAAATCTGAGCCGAGTCATAGCTGGCCGAGCCGCCCATCGGGCTGATCTGGATCGCCGCGCGGTTCTCCTTGGCCTGATTGACGACGTGCAGCCAGTGCGTATGCGTCTTGTTGATCGTCACCATGACCTGACCGGTCGATGAACGCGACGCACGAACAGACGCTGGCCATTGCTCGGCGTTGTCCGAGTCCGCGTACAGGAAGCGCATATCGTCCTTGTAGCGCTGGCGGAATGGGCCTTCCCACTCAACGCAACGCGAGAATCGCTCGTGCGCACGCTTGATGATCTGGTCGTCACGCTTTGCCATCGTTTTTCCTAGCCGTTTGATTGCGCCATTCAATCCATGCTTTCGGGTCAGACTTAGCCAACTCCGACTTCGAAAATCGTCGATCCCATTCGCGCTGCGGCATTCCGATGAGCACCATGAACGGCGGCTCCGGAGCCAGAGGGGTCACCGGGCATCTTTGGAATGCATCCGTATATAAGCGGCGATATCTGCGCCATGCGTGGTACCGCTTCTTGGGACTATTGGTCTTGACCAGCACGCCGCCCGGAACCAATGGCAGCCCATCAATGAATTCCCATAACGCAAGCTGAATATCTCGATCCATGGCTCACCTGTGCTGAATTCGGCGCGACACTAGTACAAATCCCGGTATTTCTGTGCCGATTTCGTCATGACGCCATCCACCCGCCCGGCTGGACGCGCCCCATCGTGTTCAGCGTCGGTCGAGTCTTGAACTCGCGCTGCTTGGTCTTGGGCTCCTTCAGCGCAACCGCCATGTAGCCGAAGGCGTCGGCCGCGTGCGATGCCCAGTCGTGGAGCGGCTCTTTGCTGAAATGCTTGTCGTCGTCCACGTCGTAGCGGTAGTTCATCAGCGCGTCTAACCCGACTTCGCACTTGCGCTCGTCGAAGTAGCAAAGCGGGAAGATCAGGCGCGCGGCCTCGATGCGTGTGTCGATGCTCGTTTTGGGCACCGTCTTGACCTTGAAGCCAGCGTCGCGAAGCTGCTGTGCCACGGTTCGCTGAGAGGCCAGCAGTTCGTTATTGGCGTCGTGCGGTAGCCAGCAGTCACCGTAGACATAGGACTTGCGCTGCAGCTCGGCGGCGTACTCACCGATGTGCTTGCCGGTTCCTTCGAGATAGTCGATGACCCGGTATTCGAACGGCCCAAGCTGGCAGAACCATATCGTCGTCTTGTCCGCTCGCCCCAAATCCCAGAATAGATGCACTGGCTTGCTCGGGTCGTAGGGGACGCGCATGATGCGCTCGCGCGCCTCGCGGATTTCCTTGGCATATACCGCACCCAGGACCGGCGCCTCAAACGAGCACATGAACTCCTGATCGAACAAAGCGCTGCCTAGCGCCTCGCCGAAGTCCTTCACGTATTCCGCGCGCAATTTTATCAATTGCTCCGGCGTGTATTGACCCGTCTGCTCTGCAGTCAGTATCTGAGCGAATGAGTCCGGATCGTCCTTAGCGTTCTGGTACGTGGTATGTGCGTGATTCTTGCCTCGCGGGGTGGTGATGAATATCTGCCACCCGTTGTTTTCCGCGAGAATCGGCCGGAGATAGGCCTTTGCTGCAGGATTTGACAGCGCCCACTCGGAATACACAATGCCCACCGGAGGAGCGCCCACCATAGCGTTGTAGTTGTCCGATCCAAGGACCTGCCAAGTTGATCCATTGACGAACTCAATGTACATTTCCTGATCGTTTTTCTTGCGCCGAATGGCCTCAGGAAAGGCCTCGTCGATCCGCTTTTTGCCCGTCTTCGGGTTCACGGCGTTCCAGATCGCCTTACGAGCCTGCGCAGCCATTGGGAGCATGTGCCAGTAGCCGCCGATGCGCTCAAAGGCCGCTACGGCCGTTCTGTGCAGTGCTACCTCGTCTTTCCCTGCTCGCCGGCACCAGATCAGTTCGGCGTGTCTGCCGCCGCGCTCCAGATAGTCCCAGGCCGGACGCTGGTAGGAACGCGGCTGCCAGTTATTCGGAAGGCGGATTGTCGGCATGGCGAACAATCTCGATTGTCAGACCGACCTCGCCAGAGTGGTTAACATCCGATTCCATTTGGCTTAGGTCAGGAAGCGTCTTTTTGAGTAGAATTTCGATTGCTTTCAGTCTGCTTGCTGGCAATTCTTCCGTCTTGCCAAGTGCATGATCTTGCAAGACATTAATTAGCTGACTGGCCTGGATTTTGGCCCGAACGTCTTCCTGATGGGTTTTACGTAGACGAGCAGCCATTTTTCACCTCTTTGGGAGGTCCGCCGTCATAGAGCACATGGTCTTGCTCGGTGCTCAATACTGAATATGCTTTCCCGCATTGGCAGACATACGCATCCATGCGAATTTCGTAGAACAAGCTCGCTTCGCAGCAAGGCGAAGGGAAGGATTTCATGATTGACGCACCCATCCCGCATGCTGCACCGCGCGCGCCAAGTGATAGCCGATCGCCCGACACGCCATCTGCGCGACCTGTTGCCTGCGCTCTTTGTCCATCATGGCGTCGAGGATCTTGCCGTCCCATTCGTTGTCGAGGAAAAGGGCAAGCTCGCCGCGGCGCCGGACGCGTTGCTCGTAGCTCATTTTCGAAGAGGAATGATTTCGTATGACGCAGTGGGCTCGGGGCCAATTTGCACGTTCCGATAAGCGTCCTTAATGATCGCGGCACATTTCTTTGCTTGATCCTCGGTAAGAGCGACGCACTCGAACCTCAGCGTTACGTGCACCAAGTAGGCGTCAGGTTCGCTCATAGCCCGAAGTGCTTCTCGGCTTTCTCGATCAACGATTCGAGAGCATGCGAGATACCGCGCGCATCTCGGCGAATCACGCCTATCACTTCGGAGAGTAGAGATTCATGCGTAACTGGGGCGGGCACATGCGGCGCGCTTGGATCGATTGCATCAGCGGATGCGGGTGGTGCGGCAGTATCCGCACCAGACTTCGCCTCGGAACCAGCCGAGGCCGGCACAGTGTCGGCAGGCTTCCCCTCAGTGCCACTTGCGCTGGTGGATTCCGTCGATGACGAAGACCCGACAGCCGCAGTCGCAGGAGTCGTATCGGTAGCCGACGTGATTGCAGGGGACGAAGCGACGGGCGTCGTATTCGAAGCCGTGCCGATCGTAGACGACTCCCCCGTCGGCGCCACCTCGGGCGCTTGGGGCTCAGTGCTGCTCGGTGCTGCGTCAGTCATTTCTTCCTCCGTTTGCCGAGCACCCGATCGGCTTTCGCATCGATCTTCGCTTCGGTCGATTTAGACATGCGGCCGGCGTTGACGGCCTGGGATGCGCGGGCTTTGGCGTTCCGCGCGTGGGCCCGATCATTCACGGGGTAACTCCTGTCAGGACCGGCAAACTCAGACTTTGGAAGCGCCTTGCGCGCTTTAGTCGTCAGCTTAGCCATGATACCGCTCCGGCAACTTGATCTTGATCCGCATCATCTCAGGCTCAACGCCGCAGGATTTCCTCAGTTCGCCCAGCCGTCTCTGATCTTCGAAATCCTTTTCGATTTTCATCACCTTTTCATGGCTTTTGACGAACATTCGTAACGCTTCCCTGGTGATTGATTCAATCGAATGAAGCCCAGAACTAGTTGGACTGAAGTCGAATGTGCCGTCCTTGTTGATCGTAGCCATGTCACTTAGCCGGCGAGCCTTTGCCGCTCACGCCCGATTGCTTGATGCTAGGTACGCCGTTCGTCAGGCAAGGCTCTTTCTTCGGTCCGCTGGGCGGCTTCCCACCGTGGAACGTGCCAGCCTTCGACGTACGGGCCTCGTGCGCCATGCCGGTAGCCGATTTCATGTTGCTCGCGTTGCTGCTTTTGCTGATCGCCATGGCGAAAACTCCGGATTGGGGGGTGGAAATTTCGCGCGACACTACTTCGCGCCCCTTCGTTTTGCAAGATCGAACGATGGCCATTTGAACGACGCCTCTTGGTGATCCTTGGCCAGTTGCAACACGGAATCAAGTCGTCGCGTACGTGCGCCACGCTTGCCGCCGCGCGATAGCTTGGGGCCACGCTTGGAGCGGCGGCCGCCCAGTTCGCCATCGTTGATCATGTCACCCTCCCCTTTAGGACAGCATTGCGGCCAGGAGTACAAGCCCAATAGGGATGCACCAAGCAATTCCCCAGCACATCGCGTCGAACTCCCGATTGCGCTCCATTCTCCTTAGCCATTCCTCGTCGTCCATTTACCCTCTCAGATATTCGAAAATGCGCGCCCAGAATCCGATGCGGAGGTCTGGCGCGGGCTCGATCGGAACCACGGCGCCCAGTTTTCCAGCCTCGGCTCAAGCGTCGCCAGGTCCATGTGTCAGTCCTTCGCGGCCTTAACTGCGGCGACAGCTCCGATGAAAGCCAAAATGACGGCTGCCACGAACGCGGGTATCCACAGCGGCGCACTCACCCACCACCACGACCAGTCGATGTAATGCGTGAGTTTCAGCCCCAGGAACAGCAGAAAGAGCACCGTGCCGAATCCGATTCCATTTCCATTCATCCCAATCTCCTCATGAAATCCCGATGCGCGGCGCTGTCGAAGCCGGGGATCTCGTCTGGGCGCGCCCTTTCGACCAAATCCCATCCTTCGGCAGGTCCGACGATCATCGGATTGCTGATCTGACGCTGACCGCCATATGCGTATTCGCCCTTCACCGCTGGCCGCTGCACCATCGCCGCCTGGGGGTTCTCGCGCGTGCGCGCGTCGATTTCGCTGCACATTCCTCGCTCCTATGCCGGTTGTTGCTGCCTGTACTGGCAGAGTTTCATACGTGCTCCTGTTGGAGTTCTTGCTGATGCACCGAGATCAGCACCGTGCACTGACCGCCTTTGACGATCGGCCCGCGCGAGATGACGAGCTCGTCGATTTGCTCGTCGTCATCGAATACGCCAGCATGCTCCAAAGCGTCGCACAGCGCCTTCATGCGGTTGTCAAGGTCCGAGCCTCGGCGATCTCGCATGCAAAGGCGCACGGCCATGAAAAGCCGCGACGCACCGAACTTCATCAAGCGCTGCTCGGCGACGATCTCGGCCACGCGCTTGCGGAAATCCTTGCCCTGCTGCGTGATGAACATGCCGCGGGGCGACTTGCGCCAGTAGGTGTTGACCGACGGCGGCAGAGGCAGAGTCACGACGATCATGCCGCCTCCGCGCGCGTAGCGGGGGCGTTCGCGGGAACGTAATCGCCGAAGAGGGCCGCGGTAAGCGGGTCGCGGAATGGCGTGAAAGCGACAGACTCGCGCTTCCAAGTCGCCTCGCTCTCGTCGCCAAGCTCGTAGACGCAGGCGAGGTTGCCGAACTTGCCTACGCGCCTGCGCTCTTTGCACTTGCGCACAAATCCGTGGTTGCGCAGGCGAGTCAGTGAATTCTGGACAGTCGATTGCCAAAGACCAGTCAGTTGCACCAGTTGCGCCTCGGAAAGCGGCTTCGAGCTTTTTTCGAACGCTGCTAGCATCTTGCAGTCGGTTTCCTCGCGCTCGATTGCCGGTGACTTTTTGACGCCTCGCTTGCTCATTGCAGCCCCCATTGCGTTTGCCATTGGCCGGTGCGCAGATCGAGAAACGCGGACACGTTTCGATCGTCGCGAAATTGCAGGCTGGCGGGATCGAACCACAGCTTGACCTTGCCTTCCCACGTGAAATGCCGTTGCTTGGCGCAGATCAGGATCGTGTCGGCCTGCGCTTCGAACTTGGCCCGTTCGTCGTCCTTTAGGTCGTTGCGCAGCGCCTCTTCCTTGCGCTTGTTGCGATGCACGATAAGCACGTTGTCGACAAGGTCGGTAATCTCGCCAGCGCCCTTGATGTCGAACTTATCGGGCGCGTTGGTTTCCTTCTCGCCCTTGCGGATGTGATGCACGAGGTGGATATGCAGCCCGGTATCGCGCGCGAGAGAGCACAACGAGTCGAGGAACGCCTTCTGCCCGGCGTAGTCGTCCGGAGCGATGCCGCACTTCATGAGGCTGTCGATGACCATGTGACCGACACCCAATTCCTTGCGGCAGTAGCGCGACACCGAGATCATCCGATCGCGCGGGACAGTGCCAGTGTGGTTGTAGATCCACAGGCGGCTGTCGGTCCAATGCTCGAGCTGCGCGAGGTATTCGCGGGCAGGCTTGGCCTGGCAGGCGGCCTGACGAGCCATGCGCTCGAGCGTCGTTTCCGGAGCCATTTCCATCGACGCGATGCACGCGCGCTCGCCTTGGGCCATGACGCCGAGCACTGCCTGACCCAGCACACCGGACTTGCCATGCCCGTTCACGCCGCTCCACAGCGTCACCTCGCCCTCACGGAAAGCGAGGTTATGCCCGACGCTTGCCCACGGCGTGAGCGCGCCCACGTACCGATGCTGCTGCTCGCTGTGGAACCGATCGACGACCTTCGAGAAGAATTCGCGCGCCGGGCGCACGTCGGCGCGACCGTCGTTTTCGTCGGCGAGGTAAGCATTCCAATCGATGTTGTCAGGCACCATTTGCGCCATCATTTGCCTCCTTTTTGGTTTGCAGAAAGAGCGGCAAAGCCTGCTCGTAGGGAGTCGGGATAGCGTCGCCAAGCGCATCCCACAGCTTTCGGCGAATCAGCGATGCCTCGCCGTACGAGGTCGGTCCAATCGCCATTGGCAGCCAGTCGAACAGCGCGAAGTCGTCAATGCGTCGCCACTCTCCGCATTCGATCCGCGGGCCTTCGGTGTAGGTCAGGACCATGTGAGCCGGCACGCATGCAGCGATGTCGGCAAGCGCCTCAAGCACCGCAGGAAACGGCACCGAGCGGTTCACCATCACCTCGACATCGAGGCCAGCCAAGCACCGCCAGTCGTACCGATCGCCAGCCTTGGCATGCAGGATCGTGTTCGTGTGCAGCAGATCGCCG